GTCCGATATTTATCACCTTTCTTATCATAAAGGTTTCCAAGACATAATGCGCTATTATTTTTCTCTTGACTCCAGTTGTTTTGCGAGAGAACACGAAGATACCACTCGATCGCTTTGTCGATATAAGCAGGTCCAGCATCCATCCAACTTTGTGCGCAGTAGAATGCGTATCTATCGGCAAGCGCACGACCCCCACCGATGCCAACGCTATCGCAGTCAACGCCGTGAATGGCGTCATGGAACCCGCGCTCCAATACCTCCGCATCCTTAATATATTTATTGGGGTCCTGATTACGGCTTCCTACACGCCCAGACTCTACATAATAATTTCCTTGAATCGCAAATGAGCTCTCTTCTTTATCTACGCATGTGATGTATTCATGAAGCACACCTATGTAACGCCATCGTTTTCTATTATTTACGATCAACGTTCGCATGTAGACGAACGACTCGCCTAATTTAAGTTGATACGCGTCATGTGTTAGAACTCGAGGCAATCGAAAATCACCATGTATTGTATCGTCCGCGTCGAATATAAAGAGATAATCGGTTTTATTAAACGCCATCTGTAACGCTAGTGTGCGATTGAACCCGAAATTGCGCCATTCAACCTGCTCGATATATCCGGGTATGTTTTTTTTCTCGAAAAAATCGCGAATAAGTTCCATCGTATTATCAGTAGAACCTGTGTCTGAAATATAATAGGCATCAAAATCGATATAACTACATAAATTTTCTAACGTTTTTTTGATGATATGTGATTCGTTTTTTACGATCATGTTAAGACATATTGTATAAGATTTAGACGGTTTCCTATCATATACTTCTGTGATTTTCATATGATTGATAAGATTATATGAATTATATCTTATGTTTTTAGGTCCATTTTTATTTTACATTCATATAATAATCGTATAATATGTCATTTACGCGTTTTCATGACGACCCGGATCGTATCAAAAAACAACTTCAACAGTCGACCGATGTAGGGCGTTATCGATTGAATGTTCCAGGACCTGGTGATAAACCGCTTTATTATGAAGACCCATATGTTCGAGCGCAATTTTGGGCAGGCAATATTATGACCAATTCCGTCGATGTTGAAGCGGAGTTATTCGGTCTATCGCGTCGTTTGAACCGCGATTCAGTCGAGAATTATCATCATGATGAACAGGCATCGGTTGCTACTCGCACGAACGAAATGATACGTTGCCCTACACGCGGTGGTAGTTCGGTAGAACAGTCACGTGCTACTCACCCCGCGTGGATGTTGCGTGACATCGAACAAGACAATTGGAAAATGCTTCACTTCGATCCTCAGGAAAATGTGTTTATGCCTTTCTTTAACAATCTGAATACACGTATTATTGAAAGAGATCGTTTTGTTTCACAGACAACTGTTCCTGGTATTTCTGATGACACATATTTCGCGGTTCATCCATCGAATCGTAATCCTGCGCTAGAAGGGATGGTTGGAGGACGACGCGATAATGAACGCGGTTTAGGCGAAGGATTTGGCGGTGCTGGTGTTGAGGGTGTCGGAGATATCCGTCAGTTTAGCGGAACGAACGCGTTGTTTTCATAATCGTGGTGGTTAGATCTATTCTCTAATATTATATGTATTAGAATATTATATGTATTAGAATAATATATATAATAATACCAGTAACATAAAAATAATAAAATGGCCGAAATAGCGTTGATATTAGGAAGTCTTGGAGCAGCTTATATCGCATCGAACCGGAAATCACCCGCAGTAGTGCACGAAGGTTACCGTAATCCCAACGCGAATAATGCCAGATATTTGCCGAACATGAGTATTCCTGTTACGAATTATCCGGTGGTTCGCCCAAATACTGGAACAAACGTGAATGAATATAATAATCCGAATACACACACCGATCGATATTACGCGAATAATGTTGATTATGATAAGATGTCTGCTGGTGTTGCTGGTGGTGTTGGAGGTGTAGGCATACTTCGCGGAATCGCAGAACGCGGCCGAGATAATTCAAAGGATAAGAATGACATTATACCGATAGCGGGGTCAACTTCTAGAACAAGCGTCGTTGGAGAAGGTTTAGACACGCAGTTCGGAGATAATTATAGCAAAGATGGGTTTATGTCACTCACCGGAGCCCAAATCGATCCTATGGCGTTCACGCATAACAATATGGAGCCGTATTATGGCGCGAAAATACGAGGATTGACGACCGGTGCGAATATGCATGAGAACGTCCTTGATAATAAAGTTGGCGGCGGTTCGCAGTATATTAGCAAGGCTGAACAGGCACCGCTTTTTCGACCTCAGGAAAACATGCATCACCCGAATGGTATGCCGAATCAGAATGATTTCTATCAGTCACGTGTCCTTCCTAGTATGAAGATCGCGAATGTGAAACCGTGGGAGGAGGTGCGTGTTGGACCTGGATTGGATCAAGGTTATAGTGCACAAGGGACGCTTGGATTTAATTCAGGAATGGAAGCACGAGAGAAATGGATTGATCGCGGTGTAGATGAATTACGCGTGAAAACGAACCCGAAGCTTACATATTCTCTCGAAGGTCACCAAGGACCTGCCGCACATTATGTCCAAAATGCGCCTACCACGGAGACTTTAGGGCGCATGGAGAAGCATTTGCCCGACACATTTTTTATCAATACACCAGACCGTTGGTTCACTACAACCGGTGCTGAAAAAGGTGAAACACAGCGTGCTATCGAGATGGACCGAGAGAGTAACCGTCAGACGACGACTACAGAATATTTCGGTGCGACAGCTCCAGCAGATGGTGGAAGCGCGATGTATGCTCCTAAGAATTTCGAAGATACGCGCCGTCAGACCTATGACGGTAAGCCGATGATAAATCCTTATGCTGCGGAGAGAAATACTGCGACAGAGGCCGATTTCGGTCGTATGAGCTACAAGTTTACACACAACAATAGAACGACTGTTCGCCCGAATGAGATGGGCGGTATTCATGGCGCGCTTAAGGCTGTCGTTGCGCCGTTGTTGGATGTCCTCAAGCCTTCTCGTAAGGAAAATGTGGTCGGAAATGCGCGAATGTATGAGAATGCACGTATGCCTGTTCCTGCTGCGGTGACCGCGACATTCAATCCGGCCGATCGCGCGCCTACTACCATCAAGGAGACAACAGTGGGATTGGTTGGGTTTGACCACTTGAATGTTGAACGCCAAGCCGCGGCAGGTTATTTAATCTCTCAGAATACTCCTGTGGATACCGAACGTGCCACAACCAGCACTGATTATTTAGGAGGCGCGGGAGGGACCGCGACACGTATGGGAAATGGTCTATACAACGCCGCGTATAATCAGCGTAATAATGTGAATAAAACATACAAAAATATCACGAATCACGGGTCGATGTCTCTCTTCAACTCGAATACGAATGTTCAGATTGACCGTTTGGACGCCGACCGTGTGAATAATCGTGCGATGGTGATGACGAACGCCCCTTCATCGATTCCAAGTATCGATATTTATGGAAAGATGACGATGCCGCAAAGTTACGATGAAGGTAAGTTGAACGAGAGAATTCAGCCGGATATCTTGAACGCATTTAGACAGAACCCATATACACATAGTCTTCAGACGTATTGATTCATTCATTCATTCATTCATTCTAGTCGCCTATCCGATAGATAATTTTATAACATTATTATAGTTATAATATTATAATTACTACATCAAATGAACATCCGTGAATTATTTCAAGACAAAACCACGGTGATATTTGTTCTCATTTTAGTAATAATGTTGAGCGTTTGGGTCTCACGCACATATCGAAATGGCGGGTTTAGTCGCTGGATTGCGCCGTCGGAGGGATACGGCACGGGGGTGATTGAAGGAATGACCGTCCTTACACCACCAGCGTCGCTCATGACATTATCGCATGATGTGAATGTCCCTTCATCTGCCAGCGCTACCGAAGGAAAAGTCATTCTTAATCGGTGTGAATTTGTTCAGAATAGTGTAATGAAATATCGGTTCATCTTCAAAACAACCGCAGGAACCAACTTAAAGGGTGGTCAAAATCCGGCCAAAACGATTAAGATAACGATACCGAGTATTTATGCCAGCAATACTACGGCGACCGGCATGAGTTTGACGATGAAACTGAATAGTAGTAATGCGCCGGTGATTGAAACGATTACAGCTCCATCAGCCGGCCTTAGTGTCGCAACCGTAGGAACGAATTGTGAAATAACATATACTCCACAGCAAACCGCCGCTGATGTTGGACCCGCAACATATGAACTCGAACTCAACGGTGTAAAAACACCGACAACAGCACCCGCAGCGCCAACAAACAATCAATATATTACATTAGAAAATTCCGCCGAACCTTCGGGTTCTCAGACTTTGGTTGCCGTAAATTTATATTCAACTGATTCAGCGAAGATTGTTAAAATATTCAGCAATAAGACGTATGACTTGGACACAAACTATCAGGTGTGTCGTAGAATATCAACTACCCCTTTGGCAAAATTAGTTGAGAGAGACGATTCGAACACCGAAACACCAACTGGTAGTCAGACCGTCTTTAAGTTGGATTTTGCGTTGACGAATCCATTAAGTGTAGGCGACATGATGATGATACAAATTCCGAATTTACTGCGATTAGATGGCGTGAATCTTGAGATAAAACTTTTACAGGGTTCGAGTTCGTTTGCTTATCAAAATTTGATGTTTACGACCGCGACACCATCCTTTGCGTCATTCATATTGAGTGGAAATAATCCTGTTGTGGCAAATACAACCGCTACTTTATTCGTATACGGTCTCCGAACTCCAGACACAGCGGTTCAGTCATCTTCCACCGGAATTAAAATACGCACATTTTTGTCAAGCACAATAAGCCCCGCTGGTGCTGTATATAATTTTAGTAGCGTCAACTTTTTAGATGAGGGAGAATACACATTTCCAGCTATCCAAAGAAGGGCGGCGACAGCGGTTAGCACCGGCACACCTACAAGCTCCGGAACCGCGAGTGATGGAACAACCTACGTAACTAGCGCAGCATCGTCTATTTTGATTTCCGATGTGAAACGCCAGATGAACTGGGCGATCGAAGCGCAGAAGGAGTATGAAAGTGCGTATCGTGCGCTTCGTGCTGCCACCACTACAACAGCGAAAACGGACGCACAGTTGAAATATGATGTAGCGATTGCGCGTCGTAACCGCCTGATCGCGAGTCATCCCGACTCATGGTATGATGGTGCCAATTGGCGATATGGCGATGATGGTCATGTGCGTAAATGTGCTGAACCGTCCACATTATCAAGTAACGAAGGCAATTGCCAGAATATTTTTCGCTTGGACGCAAGCGGCAACGTCGTCAAATCCGCGGACGGCAATAATATTTTGCTCATGCGTAAATGCCCGTGGAAGTGTAACAATCCTGGACAGACTGGTTCGGATGCATGCCGCATCGACGCGGATTGCCTGAAGGTGATTCGTTGGGCGACTTATTTACCAGATGGAACCCAGATCGAGAAGAATCTGCTTGCGAGCACACGCACACAATATGATGATATTGCGAGAGAAACAAGCACGTCATCACTTGACGAAGACGATATATACCGTCGTGGAATTACTCGTAATTTCGGTGGTTATGGTCGTCCAATCCGCGGTCCTACCGGACAAGCACAAGCACAAGCACAAGCACAAGGACAACAACGCTCTGGATTGTTTGGCTCGATTCGCGATGCTGCTGGAAATATCATTCGCACAGTAGGTAACTGGATCGACCCGAATGACCCCGCGAGCAACCAACGCACCGATCGTCGTAATGCGTATTACTATGAAGATGGAACGCCCGCCGCAACCGCGTATCTCGGTATGTATAATGGGCAAGGATATGATGAAGAGTCACCATTTTACGCAGCATCAAGACCGACGAATTATTACTATACTACTAATTACTATTACACGGACGGCGAGGCAGGTGGTATTAGCAATGCTAACGACGGCAAAAGCAACATGCCAGGAAAATTATCGAACGTAAAACCGTATGAACAAGTGATTAATTTTTGAGAGAATCGCCATTCATCCGTGAAATGGAATTAAACATTATTAATTCATTATTACAACCCATCGTTGTAATCATGACAGAAAATCCGGAATTACAAGACATCCACAAAAATATTCATAACAAGCTCGATGTTTTTATTAAGAACCGCAAAATCCCGAATATCATATTTTATGGCACACATGGGTCTGGTAAAACATTTATACTAAATCGGTTTATTAACATGATATACGGTGGTGATAAAATCGCAATAAAAAACTATGTAATGAGAGCGAATTGTGCTCATGGAAAGGGCATTCGGTTCATTCGCGAAGAATTGAAGTTTTTTGCGAAGACAAATATCGACATGAAAGATGGTGCGATTTTTAAATCGGTTATCTTAACGAACGCGGACAAATTAACGATCGACGCACAATCCGCATTACGACGATGTATTGAACTATTTAGTTCTTCCACGCGATTCTTTATTGTTGTTGAAAATAAAGATAGTCTATTGAAACCTATTCTTTCGCGATTTTGCGATATCTACATTCCGCATCCTTCTATCGAGTCGACCACGGCGACGGCCACGACCGTTAATCTTCACACATATTTAGCCGATAAGGTATGTAATACCAATAAAATAACGAAACCGAGAGAAACCACTCTCTCGGAATTGATAACTATCCACCCTAGTTTTTTACGACGGACTATTACAGCATCGGCAGGAGCATGTGATCCAGAATCAGAAGATACATATACATGTAAAGACTATGAAAAAATTATCGATTTATCCGTTTCGCTATACGAACAAGGATATTGCGGTCTTGATATTATCGATTTTATTCATAAACATCCAGATATTCACGATATTCGCAGATATGAAATGTTGATCATGTTCGATAAGGTTCGTAAAGAGTTTAGAAACGAAAAGTTGTTACTCTTTTATTTTCTTCATTTTATTGTATTTCGTTGTAATCTGAGTTTAGAAAATATTTCGTTTATGTAAGGTCAGTATTGATTTTAGGCTTATTACCAGCGCGATGGATGATTATTCGGTTACTTCTCTATATGAATCAAAGAATGAATGGGCGTCTCGGCTCGTGAATATTCTGACACCACTTATTCAAGAAGGTATACGCTCTATTTTTGATGAAGCTGTGAAATTGTGTGTTGGAAACAAAGAACAAGACAAGTATTTGATGACGTTCCAGAATCTTCTCTCGAGAGTTCCAAAATGGAACCCGAATATTATCAAGGAAGAGACGGCGCGAATAAAGGAACGTAGCACATGCGGATATTTAGAAGATTTGATAACATGTGTTCATATTATCCATTTGAAGTGTATGACAGTGATGCGTGTTGGAAATAAACAGAAGAAAGTCGATATCAAGATTCCGCAATTAGCTGACTTTATTCATAAGATTTACGTGAATACTGCGCGAAAAGTATATTCCAACGTCTATATTTTCGAGAGAGGAATTCAGCCGCTTCATACACAGCGCAACAATCGCGAATTTGAGATTATTGTGAAGGAGTGTATCTATAATACGATTCGCGATAACATACCGGTAGAGGAACTGATTAAGATGTATTTGGAAGATACGATCGAAGACGTAGTAGAAGTCACCGAAAATGAGGAGGTGATTCAGCAAGAGCCGATTCTCTCGGAAGAGGACGCCAATCTCTCGGCGAGGCGGCGTCAACATCATGGAAGCACACGTCGAAGACGCCATCGCGATCGGGTCGGTGGTGGCGCCGACGGTGATGGGGGTGACGGTAATGGCGCCGACGGTGATGGTGGTGTGACGCCTACAATCGACCAGCTTGACTTCGTAGGTGAATTAAATGGAAGTTCTAATCTCTCGAATGATTCGACATCAATAACAAATGACGGCGGTAGCGGTGGCGGTAGCGGTAGCGGAATTTCGTTCGGAGAGAATGAGGTGCGAACCTTTGAAACGGACTCATCTGAGAGAAAGAACGAATATATGACACATGACGACGGCTACGGCGATGACGCGGATGACGACGAAGGCGATTCAGGACGATTAAATATTGGAGGAGATATTCAGTTGGATACACTCGATATTCATACGTTGAATGAGATACAGGAACTCAACGCGCCGCCTTTATTAGATGATATTGAGGTATTGGCGTAAGCGTAAGCGTAAGCGCACCACTTATAAAAAATAGCCATATATTACAAATATGGCCGACGGCGACGAAGAAGAAAACAAATGGTATAACAATATATTCATTATCGATTTACTCATTTTCATTTTCTCTTTTGTATTTTTAGCAATCGCAGGTCTTATATTTTATGTTTGTTATCCACCGGTAATAATGGCGTTCCAGACATCGTAGCGGCGGGTTAGCGTGGCGTCGCGTATAAAAACCAATAAATAATTGAAATTGTATGTATATACGTGTTTTTATATACATTCATATTCGTAAGCACCATCATATATGTTGAACACTACAAAATTAGCGATTATCGGCGCATCTGTCGCTATCGTATATTTTTTATTGAAATTCATAGAAATGCGATTTGTCGACGCTGATAACCAAAAACCGGTGAAGGTCCTTATCCGTGATTCGATCGTGGTTTGCGTGTCATCGATTTTAGCAGTTTTTATTTTGAACCAGTTTGAGAATATTAGTAGCGGCGGTGGCGGTGGTGGAGCAGGCGGCAGTGGTGCGCCGGCTGTATTTGTGGATACGCCAGGATTTTAATCCAAATGAAGTTCTTCTTTCACGTGTTCTTCATGACCTTTTATCAGAATACCATGCTCATGATAATGTTTTCCAACTTGGTTCAAGTTTGATAACATCAGCCGCCATGCCGTTGTATACGAATGTTCAACGTATTTCAAACCCGCAGCGCTGGCCCACTTCGCACAAAATCGGCGAACATATGGTGCCGCAATTGCGTTCTTATATTGCGGCATCGACGGAAACAGATGATGCTCGATTTGGAAATTAAGATACCCCATAATCCATGTTACAAGCTGTGATTTAGTAGAAATGTTTACTGTGTGATCTAATGCGTATTCAAACCACAAGAGATGTTTGTCTTCCGGAATTACATCGGTGAATGTATGTGAAAGAGAGAAGTGACCGAATAAATAGATGAAATTCCAGAAATTCACGACCATCAAAATGAAATAACACCATAATAGACCGCCTCCACTTGCTCCACCAGAATAGAAAATGAGGGGCAACGAGAGATGAGAACATGTCATACATACCGCTTCAAAGGCGGTTTCGTTATATACTTCTCTCGATTTTGCCGAATATAATCGTTGAAAAACCTTTTTTGGGTGAAGGTAATACGTCCAAAATAGATGGACGATGACTCCATTGACAATAGGCAAAAACGTCCATGCTTGAAAACGCATCCACCACCGGTTCATAAACCGCGATGCTGTTTTCCCATTCGTATTCTCTTCAAATGCGCGATTGAAAAAAGCAACAAGTGGCGTTGTATCTAGATCAATGTCGTGTTTGATTTTCTGGGGTGTAGCGTGGTGTTTTTGATGCATTGAATTCCATACCGATGAACTTACGCCGCCTCCAAATCCCATCATGAACGTTTGTATCGCGCGATCAACCCTACGTGATCCAGTAAAACTAAGATGCCCGCATTCATGTTGGACCCAACCACATCGGGTCTTAAATACGATGAATGAGATAATCGACGCATAAATGTTATAAGAAGCAAGCCATGTTCCTACACCAAAATAAAAAGCGATTTCTAATAAACGAAAATAGACATGGATATAGTCAGGTTCAAAGCATCCTTGCTCGACGAGTGTGGCGCGCATCTCTCGAAAATCCGCCGTCATTTCTTTTTGGCGAGGCGTGAGTTCTTCAAGTGTTTGAATTGGAGTCGTGTCAGATGAATCATCATAACGCGGGAGTGATAGCAGCATCTTTTTCGCTTTAGATGACCGATGATGAAACTCGTTGAATACCTCGGTCGCATCCGCAGAATTCTTCGCGTAGTTGATGATATTTCCACCGGGGTGTTTGAATTCGGTGATGTCGTAGGTTACACCGTCGATCGTTATTGTATCGCGTGTCATTTATATATACAATCTCAATATATAAATATGTAAATAACGTACTTTATGTTATAATTCAAATACTTATTTACTGTGTAATACCATAAACATAAAGATAAAATTGAATCGTTATGTTTATATTACGATAAAGCATCATCACATTACGATACATTATCTAAATGTCTTCTGCCGACTCTACTGCTGCCGTCGTTGCCCCTGAATCTGTTACCGTGAATGTTCATTTGGAGGGCGTCCCTCCTTCTAAAAAGGACGAAGAATATTGGCCTCTTACGTTGGACGCTGTAAATGCGTGCGACTTGTCATACATGAACGACAAATGGTCGGAAGACATGATTCGCGATGGAATGCGTTCGATTATTCGCGTCGGTCAATTACCTGGGGTTCGAGAGAAAGAAATCAACGTTTGGAAATATCTGTCAAATTACAGTCCTCCTAGCGATCGGGGTTTTATGTTCAGTTATGGTGATGATCGGATTGTTACGCTTGTCGGTGATCATATGGAAACTGGACATTCTGGATGTAGCATGGGATGGACGATGCGTAATATCGAGTTTATCGCAAAGAATGGAGTTCCAGCGCATCGTGAGATGTATCTGAATCAGAATAAATAGGTAACGTATCCACATTCATCATAATATGCGTATTTTTACCGTCTTTTAAGAACTTCGCCGCGAGTGCTGCGTGTTTCTTGTATTTTTTATACGTGATTTTGTATTCGTCGAAGAGCGGATTATGGATTTCATTCGCGGGGATATGATTGTGAACTGAACGAGAGATCATCTTATACAGTTTGAAATCCGGATATCTCTCTTCACCGCTTGATTTGTAGAGGACGTTTCGTCCCTTGTCGTCGGTTGTCCACTTTACAACTAACTTAATGATCGGGTCTGATTTACACAATTTCTCTACTTTGCGCAGGTCATAAATGAAATAGTCGAAAAGCGCGCAAGCGAAACGGCATAAATCGAAACTATAGTTCGGTTCAACTGTAGGTTTATTCGGGTTGTAATAGGGCGGGAAATTGTATTGGGTTGCTGCGTCGCCTTTCGGATGAAAACTGTCGCTACAAATCAGCTCTCCGCGGAATTTGTAGATCGCACGGCCAAAATCGATGATCTTGAAAATGCGACCATAAGTAGGAACCTTGTAAATCTGGTCATCATATAGATAGTAAATGAACTCTTCTGTAGTCTCGATGAACATGATGTTATTTGTGTGAAGATCGTTGTGTGTGAATGCGAACATCTTTTGATAAATGACCAGCGTCATGATGACTTGAAACAGGAGTGACGTCCATTCTTCTTTTGTTAGCTCGTCTCGCATCATAATATGGTCGAGTGTGCTCACGCATTTTTCAAGTAAAATTGCTTGGATTGGAAAGTCTTTGATTTTTACGATGATCTGTTCGTCATCGCTGTAATCTGTATAGGATGTCATGTCGCTGTTTTCTGTTGTTGTATCTGTTTCATGTGTTCCGTCATCACAGTCACTTTCGTTCGATTCAGTATTGTCATCGTCGACGTTATTGTTTTCACTTTTGGTATTTTTTGCGTCGTCGTCGTCGTCGTCAATCGTCGTATACGATGAATTTGACTGAGATGTATCGCTTTCGCTGTCGCTGTCATCATTACTATCGTCATTTCGTTTACTTTCGCTCATATTATTTCCGTTTGTTGCGTTCTTTATCTTTGTTTCCAGCACTTCTTGATGTTGTTCTTCACTTCTTGAGTCAAAACTATCAACATTTATTTCTACGACATCGAGAGATACTGCTTCCAAAGACGACGACGATGACGATGACGACTGTATAACCGTTGGTTCAAAATCAAATACATCATCTTCTAAAATCGAAATAGGTTTATTCAATACAGGATTCAACTTATTTCGGAGTTTCAACCATTTATGATCACGCATACTAGATTCATCATCGCCAAATTGCGAGTAATCAATCGTAAAACGTTCATTTTCGTATGTATTAAAAAAGGAACAGTCAGCCAAATAATCAATATCGTCGAATACATTCGTTGAAAATTCGCGTTGTTTACATAGATAACTTCCATAATAGTCTAATCCATGAACAATACCATGTGTATGAAGAGCACGACTTGTCAAATACGAGAAAAACCCATCAACATAGGATGAATTATTCGTATTCAGCATTTTTTCTTCACAGTTTTCCGGTGTTGAATTGTATCTAGGAAGTGACGATTTTGCCGCCGCCCCCGCCGCCTCCGTCAACGGTTCATATTTCCCAGATAAATACCGTATCGGGTCTAATAAAGGCGAGTATTTTACAAATATAGGAACATTCGTTGTATTTCCAGCGTCATCTCCGATTACAGTTTCTAAATGGTTTAGAGATGTAGTAGAGAGATTGTCATTGCGGGTTGTTTCTCCCATGATTTGTCTAGGATGTTCAATAACATTTTGTAGATAATACTTTTGGTTCAACTGAATCCCGTTGTAATTGGTTTCGTTGATACAAAAAAATCTAGAATAGATCGGTATATAATTTTGAATATCATACAATAGCGCAGATTCAATCCTGTCTGGTGTATATTTATGTTTTCGGTAGTGTAGTTGAAATTTCGATGTAGTCTTAGTCGTAGTCGTAGTCATTTCTCCTAAAATACAATAATATGATTGATCGATAGAAGTTTTATATCGGTTTTAAACGGGCGATGACATACCACCACCACCCCATTCATGTTTCTTCGTATAAATCATCGCAAAAAAATATCCGTTGTTTGTATCACCAAGTTCGCCATGAATTTAGAGCTCGCGAAATTCGATATGAAGGCCATCAGCTTTCGCCCCGATGAAAATAAGGGTCCAGTTATCGTTCTCATCGGGCGTCGTGATACCGGTAAAAGTTTCCTCGTCCAGGACTTGATGTTTCACCACCAAGATATTCCGATTGGAACTGTTATCTCCGGCACGGAGGCGGGCAACGGCTTTTTCGCCGCCCATGTGCCAAAACTATTCATTCATGATGCGTATAATACTGCCATTATTGAGAATATTCTCAAGCGCCAAAAAGCAGTCCTAAAACAAGTCAAAAAGGAAATGGATACATATAAAAAGTCATCCATCGACCCAAGGACGTTCGTTGTATTGGATGACTGCTTGTATGATAACAAATGGACGAAGGACGTGATGATGCGCCTCCTCTTCATGAACGGCCGTCATTGGAAGATCATGTTAGTCATCACAATGCAATATCCTTTGGGTATCCCACCAAATCTCCGCACGAATATCGACTACGTTTTTATCCTCCGCGAGCCATATATTGCGAATCGTAAGCGAATCTACGACAATTATGCGGGTATGTTCCCCACTTTTGAGAGCTTTTGTCAGGTCATGGACCAGTGCACCGAGAATTATGAGTGTCTGGTCATCAATAACAACGCGAAATCGAACAAATTACAAGACCAGATCTTCTGGTATAAGGCACAGCAGCACGGGCCATTCAAGCTCGGCAGTAAGGAGTTCTGGGAAATATCTAAGAATCTCGGTTCTGACGACGAAGGCGAGCAGTCTTATGACCCTAATGCTGCGAAAAATAGCAAGGGACCGAAGATAAATGTGAAGAAGAGTAAGTGGTGAGTGGAAAGTTGCTCTCGCCATCGTGAGAGCAACTTTCCGCAATTAGTATTTAATAGAAACCGCTTTTGTTGTGACAAAAGCGGTTTGGCCAGATTAGCAATTTAATAATAAATCTTGCTTTTCATTAACAAAAGCAACTAATCTATTATGAACCGCTTTCATAAAAACCGCTTTACATCCATAAAGCGAAACTAACTTAAAGACATCCGTATATACATAGTATAACATACAATCATAACGATGTCCTCCTCTGCATCCGCATCCTCTTCTGCAACCCTAAACATTGTTGAACTCATCGAGAAAAACCCGGTTACAAAGTTGTCTCGTAAATACAACAACCTTCTGCTAGAGAAGATTCAAGAAAACTTCAGCACATTCGAACAGCAATTGTTTGTCAGTAGTTTTTATTGTTATCTGAATTTTGATAAGAATAGTGACTTTGTGGTTGATTTGGACGATGTATGGAAATGGTTGGGTTTCGCGCAGAAAATAAATGTTAGAACGTTGCTTGAAAAAAACTTCAAAATTAACGTAGATTATACTGTATCTATTCCTGAATTTAAAAAATCAGAACAACCAGAAAATGTGTCAGGTGGTAGTGATGAAGAACAACCAACTGAATCAACCATTCCATCTAAACCAAAAAATGGAGGTCAAAACAAGCAAACCATCAAACTCACAATTCGATGCTTCAAATCACTATGCTTGAAAGCACAGACCAAGAAAGCCGGTGAAATCCATGACTATTATTTATCATTAGAAGATCTACTTCTTCGAAGTATTGATGAACAAACCAGCGAACTCCGCGCCCAACTCGAACAAAAGAACGCCCAGCTCGAACAAGCCACCACCACCCTCAACCAAGCAACCATAACCCTGACCGAAGAAAAGAAACGCGCAATTCAAAAAACCCTCATCAGCCAGTTCCCAGTTAACACGGAATGTATTTACTTCGGCACCATCGACAACACCAACGCCGAAAATGAGAAACTCATCAAGTTTGGCCACACCAACAACCTCGCCACCCGCGTTGCCGACCATCATAAGAAATACACGAACTTCATCCTCGCCGCAGCATTTAGAGTCCATAACAAAGTCGAAATTGAAAACCATATCAAAGTCCACCCAAAAATCAAGCGCCAACTCCGCACGATTGAAGTCGCCGGTAAAAACAAAACCGAAATCATCGCATACGATAACACCAATTTCACAATTGCCCGCTTGACAAAACATATCGAGGATATCATCCACTCAAGAATGTATAATGTGGAAAATTTCAACAAACTGCTTCAGCGAAACGAAGAATTGGAAGCCGAGAATGCGAAACTCGTCAGCGACCTCGAATCAAAAAAGAATACGATCCACGAACTCACTCTAGCAAACAACGAACTCCGTGAGAAGACCGCGCAACAATCTCAAGCACTCCAAGTCGTCGCGGCCGAAAATGAATCACCCTTCACCCAACACATTCTTCTTCCTGAGAATGAAATGACGAAAAAGTTCGACGAGTTCGTCGCGACATGCTGTATCGTGCGACCAGATGTCGAAGAAGAGTCGGTGAATCTTGAAGGTCGATTCCGTCTATGGTCGCATACGAAACCAGCGAAAGAAACCTTCCACGCGTTGAAACATTATATGGATGTCCGATTCAAACCCAAGCGTATCCAAAATATTCATGGCTACCAAGGTATCAAATTGAAAACGGTGGAATATAAGAAAATGATTTCAAATCCCGCTGAAAACCCAGAGCAATATAATGTTGAAACCTTTTTATTCGAATGCTGTAAATTCTCCGACACAGGAAAAATCCTCAATTCTGTGTTATTGAAGGAATATCAAAAATGGAAACTTAGTGTAAGTAAGACATTAAGTGAAAACGACATGAAGAACCTGAAGACATACCTAAATGCGTGCCCGAATGCTCTGAAAGCGACTGTATGGAGTGAAAATTGCGGCAATGAAGGGTTTTATGGTCTCGCTCTGAAAGAGAGTTATTACACGATGACACAAGCCATTATTCAAGGACAGGCCAATCCGGTGATTAGTGTCCAAATTTCAACCACAGGTAAAAAGGTAGAAAAGAAGCTAGTGGGATCCAACGAGGTCTTGAAAACATGGGATACGATCGCCAAAGCAGCCGCTGCTGAAGGCTTCTCCACCGCCAAAATGAGCCGCAGCGTGAAAGACAAGACCGTCTTCAAAGATTATTATTACTGTGTCGCACAGTCAGTATAACCTGACACAGTAATAATCGATTTTTTTGTTCTTAGTGAACTAATTCAAATACTAATCAACGTTATCCATCTCCTTCGCCTCTGGCGCGCCCGACGATGACAACCGCGACAACCCGTGATCGCTATTCTTATCCATAACGACATCATCGCTCTCGAACAGCTCCTTGCGCATCTCCTCGACAGTCATCGAGAGAGACGATGAATCATCACCGTCATTCCAAATACCGCCACCAACGCTTGCGCCCGCACTCGCTCCGCTCGTTTCCTTCGGCTTCGCATCCACCAACGTCTCGCCATCCTTCGCCAACATCTGCGTGAGCTTGTTCCCACTCTCCTTCGCCAGCTTGATGTTCTCTTGAATCGCCTTCGCTTTCGTCTCCTTGACGCGCTTGTCAAATTCGGTCTTCGCCTGCTCCTCGTTCTTCTTCTTCTCCGCCATCAACTGGTTCAAGGTCTCCTCCATATATTCGACTCGTCCAGTCTTATATGCGTCAGGGTGAAACGGCACCCACATACCTACAGGCCCGACGAAGACATCATGGTTCGGATCCACCTCACGCAACATCTGACAACGTAATTCTGCCTCCTTCTGAGATCCAAAGACGCCGCGAACTTTCAAACCACGCACCGACGTCTGGAAGTTATGCTTTTCGTTGAACTCGGTTTCAAGGTCATCCTCATGCTTATCCAAAAATGTCTTGTATTCGTCATAGATGTTCGTTTTCTGAAGGATCTCCTTCTCTTCTTTAGCGAATTCTTGAAAATCGGCAGACATCTTGTCAAAACTGACATGATACTTAAATGATACGAAATTAAGAAACTGAATAAACTTCTCCATCGACTTCTGATAGTCCCAATAATGAAGGAACTTTTCGAAGAAGAAATGATCCTTTTGCTTTAAAATATGTTCCGGTGAGACAAAAGAAAGACATGCGAACTTCTGTCCAGCAATCGGCTTATCCTCTTCAAGGAGATCGATGTATTTAGGATTTACATCACCGGTTTTCGTATGCTTGAGTTCTACGCCAGATGGTGGGTTTGTATGCGATGACATTTTCCGACAATAAGGAATTATAATATAGTATAACATAGTTGTTTAAGTGTTTTAACGCATTTGTTTTCCACGTTTATTTAATGTTTGGCGAAAATAGACAGACATCGCGAATATTAATTTCTTATCAGTATTTATAATAAATCATCCAAATGTCCGGTGTTTTTGATTTAGGCGAACTCGTGAAGAGAACTATTAAGTATTTGGTGGAAGGTGTCATGGTCGCCATCGCCGCCTACGCCATCCCTAAACGCAGCCTTTCTTTCGATGAGGTCGCGTTGATCGCTCTTACTGCCGCTGCTACTTTCAGCATTCTGGATACCTATGTTCCTAGCCTTGCTGTTTCTGCGAGAACCGGTGCTGGCTTCGGTATCGGTGCCAACCTCGTCGGCTTCCCCACCCCTCTCCGCGTATAAATAACGTCCCGTCGCACGCAGCGAAATCGCCAGTTCGCACATATAATATATGCTTCAAGTAATATATATTATAATAATGATTGTAATACCCGAATGGAATGAATTTCGGAAATGGGTCGGCCTGCCTCCACCTAAAAAAGAAAGTGGCGCTGTCATGGAATTACGTGAAAGATTTAGTAACTATCATTATAAGATCGTAGAACGAGATCCCGACAATTTTCGCATCTTTGTTGCGTTATTGATTACTTATATTCTTGTTCTTCTCGTCCAACCTACACGATACTACTGGTGGTATCCGTCATTCAATCTCTCGATACCCGGAATCGGAAAAGCATTTCCAGACAGCCGCGATGAAGTGAATATCGTTGTCACCGAATACATTATGAAGCGTATGCCGAGTGACGTCGCATTTTTTCGTATGACCGACATGAATCCTGCAGCCGCTTTTACGAATGTAATCAAACCCGACGAAATGACGGTGGAAGAAATGGACAAAATCATGACGAGCAGCCGCGTTATGTTTGTTACTAAAATGTTGAAATGGAAATACAATCGCGCTCGCCCCGCACAAATCGCACCTGAACTCATCAACGAAAAAAATGGGACGCTGCTTCACTCTGAGTCAGCGGCAACACCCGCATACCCGTCAGGACACGCAGTTCAGGCGTATTATTTAGCAAAAATACTCGCCCGACGATTTCCGGCAAAAACACAGGCAGTCATGGAAATTGCGACGAAATGTGCGAATATTCGAATTATGGCGGGACATCATTATCCAAGTGATCGCGATTTTGGGTGGTGGGTCGTGGATCGATATTTAACGGATGACTAACTCTACCAACGCTTTGGCTGAGGAGGAGGCCTCTTTTTCACCAGATCGGTCATCATTTTTTCATAATTTACGTCTTGTTTTTCGATATCACTATATCCGGCACGTTGAATTACACAAATCGGTGTAATCAAATACCATCGATCTGTACGCTGAAGTCGTTTCCAGTACATATCGCAAGCAAACTCTGGTTTATTTTCAGGATTCGCAGTAAGACCTACTAGCGCTTCTTCGAAATTCTGAATCAAAGTATCATAATATCGACTACAAACCAGATAAGCTGTCGCGACTTGACAATTCGCAACCCGAAAACAATCAGGCGCCTCTATTTTAAATGGCGGGAAATTATTGCCAGATAATAAAAGAACATCCCATTCATCTCGAAACCGCGAAAGAAACGAATTTACTTGATGAACTAATACTTCTGGATGAATGAAAAACGCGTCATCTTCGAAAATAAGAACATGGTCCCACCCGTTTTTTTTCGCGATACGCAAACACTCGAGATGACTCATCGAACAACCGATTGCGCCGTGTTCATGATATATTGCGGAGAAACGCGCAACCGGATAGAATGAATAATCAGAAGGATCCCGCGCATGAAGTTCACTCATTTGTGTTTCAAATAGTATACGACGATCGGTGCGAATATCCAGATTGATGTAAATCGCGTTTTTAATATCGGAAAAACTGCGCAACATAATGGAATGGAATGGAATGCAATAATAATAATTACATAATATTATTTATTTAACTTTTAGTTATAGCTTAAAGTATCCTCATATATATTGTTTATAATACTACGAAATGATTACAGTCAATATCATGGGCGGGTTGGGTAACCAATTATTTCAAATTTTTACAGCAATAGCGACCGCACTTCGAAATAACGATACATTCTTTTTTTTAAAATATGACGACCTGGGCGGAAATCCTGGACATCAGCGTCATACGTATTGGAATACATTATTCAAAAGATTGTCTAATTATTTAAAACCTTTGAACGAAACTTCATTAAAAGAAACAGAAACATTACCATCATGGAATGAAATAGGTTTTGCGTTCAGTCCTGTTCCAATAGATACAAATAATAAAACACTTCGATTAACCGGCTATTTCCAGAATGAGAAATATTTTAAAGATAAATACGCCGAAATATCTCAAATGTTACAACTTACAGAACAAAAGACCGAAGTATTGGAACTATATAAAAATGAGCCATGGGCCGTTCATTTGATAGGAAGTAATAGAAAAAACCGTATATTGGTGAGCACGCATTTTAGAATTGGCGACTATACAGCAACTGTAAATATTCATCCAGTAATGACAATCGAATATTATCATCGAGCAATTTCACATATTCAAGAAGAAACGCAATCAACTTCAAATCATGAGGTGGTATCTTTTCTTGTTTTCTATGATCCGTGCGATAAAAGGGTTGTTGAAGAGATAATCGATGAATTAAAAAAACGTTTCGAATCAAATATTGAGTTTCTCTTTATAGAAGATAGGATACCAGATTGGCAACAAATATTACTTATGAGTCTATGCGACCATAATATTATCGCAAATAGCACATTTAGTTGGTGGGGTGCGTATTTCAATGATAATCCCAATAAAATCGTCTGTTACCCGAGTATGTGGTTTGGTCCAATATTATCTTATCACGATACAAGTGACTTATGTTTGAATTCTTGGCATAAGATAGCTGCGTGACTATAACGATGACGATGATCGTATAATTTGAATATAAATCAAAATCATTATTTGAATTATAACATGCTAACTATAACAATCATGGGCGGGTTGGGAAACCAACTTTTCCAAATATTTAACACGATTGCTGCCGCATTACGTAACAAGGACACGTTCTTTTTTATGAATTATGATGTGTTGCCGGGTAATCCTGGTCATCCGAGATATACACACTGGAGCTCCTTATTACGAGGTCTGCGTAAGTATCTTACACCCAGCAATAGCGTCACTGACAAGATGTTTCAGTCTTTGCCCCGATGGGATGAAATCGGGTTTCAATATACACCTGTTCCGACTGATACGGTAAAATATACCAAACCTCTTCGTCTTCATGGATACTTTCAAAGTGAAAAATATTTCAAGGATAAATACACCGAAATATGTGATATGATACAGCTTCGACAACAACAAACGTTGATCAAAAATATCTACGGAAATGAAGAATGGAGTGGGGATTACTCGGGAAGTCCGACCAAAAAACGTATTCTTGTAAGCACACACTTTCGAATAGGTGATTCTGTTCAGAATTTACATATTCATCCGATAATGTCGTTGGATTATTATTATAACGCGATCTGTCACATGATAATAAATACAACGACTTCTTCAAATACAGAGAATTATTCGTTTCTGATATTTTACGAACCGTGTGATAAATCTATTGTTGAGAGAAATGTTGCGTTGTTGAACCATAGATGTGCCTTCGATAAATCAAGTGTAACGTATGGACGCGATATTCAATTTCATATGGTGAGAGATACAATCGCGGATTGGCAACAAATGTTACTTATGAGTGTATGTGATCACAATATTATCCCGAATAGCACGTTCAGTTGGTGGGGGGCTTATTTCAACGCAAATCCTGCGAAAATAGTTTGCTATCCGAATATCTGGTTTGGACCAGGAGTATCACATGACACACGAGATTTGTGTCCGGAATCATGGGTGAAGGTGGAAACGACCACTACGATTACGGGAGTTTGAGAATAATAGTGCGAGATAATAATCTATATTATATTTGTTTATATTATACATTATCATATCATCTATTAGACAATTCATTATGACAACACATCAATATACTGATGCTCTCTCGAATGAAAGTATCGAATGGTTGGTTTCGCGTCAAGAAGTCCGAGAGGCAAAAGCGCGCATTCTAGCAAAAATGACGACTACATCGGCCATAACGAGTAACGTATCTGAATATTTCACGGTTCTCTTGACACCAACGATTCGCGAAGAATTATTTGAAGCGATGGGACTTCGTTTATCTTCCAACACGACGTCGATTCCGATGCGATGGATCGTCGGGGATACACCGGCACACGAAGACCGCGGTGCGGGATCATTTTCAAATACTTATTTAGTATATTTGACGAGTAGTCCAGGGAATCTTGTCGTAGATGGCGTTCCTTATCCGATTCAACGCGGTTATGGTTATGTATTTTCAGAGGGTCTTTCACACGAAACGGTAGGGACAACCGCCGCCGCCAGCGGCGACACCGCCCCGCGTCTTTTACTTGGACCGATGAGCGAGGTAGGGTTTTCGGTCGGAGCGGCTGGATTTTATTATCCAGGAGGAACAACTGTGTATATCCGCCAGGCGGCGGTAGGCCAAATCGTAGAATACAGCACCGATGAATCAAATTGGAATGAGATGTATTGGGCATCTTATATACAAAATACAAACACCGCTGCTGGCGTATTAACTATCGAATTCGTTACAGATATAACAATAGATGCGACGATTGGAGGAAATAATGGATATTTGGTATGTAGTTCGGAAAACATCCAAATCGGATCTCGTGTATTAAAACCAGATGGAACACGTCCGATCATTACAATAAATGGAATCACAAATTATCCTGGGTTTATTCAAAATGGAACAGGTGGTGGTGGAGGCACCGGTGGATACAACAATATATACGTAATGAACCTTGAAATTCGAGCGGCTGGTTCGACGGACCTTGTAAATGGCGGTGGATGGATCGGTCAAGGACATTTCGGTAATAATACGACTGCGTCTAGTAATATATTTATTAACTGTCATTCAACCGGTATTATATCTAATTATAGCGGTGGTATTGTAGGTCATTATTCAGGACCTGTCAAATGTGTAGGTTGTTCTTCTTCAGGTGAAATCCATGAATTTGCCGGTGGTATTGTTGGAAGTTATTCTCCATCGACGGCCGGTCTATTGCAATGTGAATCATGTTGGACAAGTGGTTCGATTGGCCATGCGGCTGGTGGTATAACTGGTCGATCTACTGGCGGAGCTGTAATCATGAACTGTTATTCTAACGGTACCATCGCGGAGAATGCGGGTGGGATATCCGGGCATGAATCTGGCACCAACGGTGGTGGCGGCGGAAATACATACACCGTAAGCGAATGTTATAGCACAGGTATAATCAACGACCTTGGTGGCGGTATCATCGGAAGTGATTCGGGTGCCGTCACTATCACCAATTGCTATTCGATTGGTGCGATTTTAGCCACCGGCGGCGGTATTATCGGCAGGGTTCCCGGCTCGAATTCAACGAACAAAAGCATCACGAATTGTTATACAACAGGAATAACCCAACATGCTCATAGTTATATCGTTGCTGCTTACACGAACGTGAATACCAATCTTACAGTTAATTCAGGCACGATCACACTTGCGAATAATTACTCTGAAGCGGAGAACGCGAGTTCCGGTTGGACGAATACCCGCGCCAACACTGTGCTTACAGGAGTCCCTGCGTCGTCGAATGTGCCCGTCGGTGTCAAATGGGTATATGCGGGCAACAATACACCATATGAACTTTACATGATGGGTCATACGCCATATCCGCGGACGGTTGTAAGCGGTGCTTCGACATCTCCCGCGATTGTGCGTTTGTTCGCCTCTTCCGCATCAGCTGGAACTTCGAGTGCGCCCGCTTTGATCACCACCGGTCGGTCCTATTCGATATTACAAATCGCACGCAATGGCGGCGGCGGCGGCATAGGTTCATATCCGACGATTACGATGAATCCAACGACCGGTGCCATCACAACAACTCGAGAGACCGCGCTAGGAACCTATACAATAACTCTTCGCAACAACGGGAGTTATCATATTACAGTGTATGAATTAACGGTCACAGAGGCGGCAGAACAGCCCTATAATCCATGTCGATGTGCCGGTCTATTCACCAATAACGCACAGGTGTTTTATAAATCACATAGTCTCGGGAGTGGCGGGGTAGGGTCGGTGCGAAATCATCGGCTGAAGGCAAGGAGGACATAGAAATGGTTCAACACGCGACTCCACTTCATTACACAATTACGGCGTCGGTATAAACTCCCAATCAAACTCTAGACATATCTGTTTCCAAATCTGGTCCTGTTCTATCCGCTTCTCTCGATCTTTCAACATCGGAAAGAATGGCAGGAACTCGGTTCGACCAAGAAGCTCACATAACTTATACACCGTATAATAATAATTCAGGAAATTCACACGATCATCCGGACAGAATTTCGCGTAAGGACCCTGTATTTCCATGAAAAGATTACACAACCGCTCTTCCAAATCCGGCGTCATCACTGGCGGCTTAATCCCCAGCTTATCTTTAATAAATGGTATATGCTCGTAGTATTTATTAAACCCGAGTTTCTTCATGATTTCTTTCGCTTTCTTATCTGTGAATTGAGAGATTTCGATCCGCTCCTTCTTGATCTGTTGTTTGATGCTTTCGAGCACGTGTTCGGGTATCGATGTGGTCTCTTTCGCCTGAAATTGGGCGAGGATTTCACGAAAATGATTGATGCGTTTATATGCGTAAAAACACGCCTCTTTAGGCGGTTCCTTATACGATGGTTTTTCATTATCGATCAAGAAAACGACTTGTTTAGAGCATTTATTACATACCATAATCCCTTCACTTTCAATCGGAATCATCTCGCCTTGGCGACAAAACTGACATATATCCGTGGAATAGACGTACTTAGAAACATCCATATAATTCTGGTCGATACTCGACATATATTTTTCCACATTATTATGCTGATTTTTGAAGAGTTCTTCTGTTTTCTTCGCTTCAGGAAGGTTGAAGAACGCATTTAGGGATTTTGTTTTCATCGAACCACCGCTCGTGATTGTTTTTTTGGTTTCGAAATATTCGAAGATATACTCGCTATTATTTAGGTAATAATTCTTATAGTCTTGTTGATGCTTTTTAATCGTGGCGTTGATTTCTTTGATTCGGTCTCGGATTTCAAGACACTCTTCTAGCGGTGATTTAGGTTTATTCGCACGTTTATCTTCTGTTTTTTGTTCTTGTTCTTCAGGGCCATCGTTATTTGTTGACGCAACATCCATACTTTCTACTTGAGTTGTTCCGCCAGAATTCTTAAGAATACGAAGGCGGTCTTTTAGGGAGTTTTTCTCATTTTCAAGTGCGGGAATAATTGTATCTTGTATATATTGAAACTCGCCTTGTAACTCTTTGTGCTTGCTATCAAGCGTTGTTATACTTCGCTCGTCCAAAACAATTTTTTTAGGCGGCTTATACTTAAATAATGACATAATTCCGCCGCCACCTCCGCCGCCGTCGTTGTATAGTAAGTTTAGCAATTTTTATTTAATTCGTATTTCTATTATTTTTGCGGAATTGTGTCTATTTCCGCGATTTTTTTTCTTTTTCAATAGTATAACAAGCATTTTATAATGGGTGGAGGACTTATGCAACTTGTCGCCTATGGCGCCCAAGACGTTTACCTTACTGGTAACCCCCAGATCACTTTCTGGAAGGTTAGCTACAAGCGTCACACCAACTTCGCCATGGAGTCTATCGAGCAGACTTTTAACGGCCAGGCTGACTTCGGTCGCCGTGTGACCTGCACCATCTCTCGTAATGGTGATTTGGCTTACCGCACTTACCTTCAGGTTACTCTCCCCGAGATTAGCCAGGCTTTGAAGAACACCTCCGGTGCCGCTGGCGTCTATGCCCGTTGGCTTGACTTCCCCGGTGAACAGCTCATCTCTCAGGTTGAGGTTGAGATCGGTGGCCAGCGCATCGACCGTCAGTACGGTGACTGGATGCACATCTGGAACCAGCTTACCATGTCCACCGAGCAGCAGCGCGGCTACTTCAAGATGATCGGCAACACCACCCAGCTGACCTTCATCACCGACCCCTCCTTCAACGACATCGACGGCCCTTGCGACGCCAACGCTCCTCGCCAGGTTTGCGCTCCCCGTAACGCTCTCCCCGAGACTACCCTCTATGTCCCCCTTCAGTTCTGGTTCTGCCGCAACCCCGGTCTGGCCCTTCCTCTCATCGCTCTTCAATACCACGAGGTCAAGATCAACCTTGATATCCGCCCCATCGAGGAGTGCTTGTGGGCTATGTCCTCCCTGAACAACACCGCCGGTTCCGCCGTGAAGGTCACTTCCGCTTACAATCAGTCCCTCGTTGCCGCCTCCCTCTACGTCGACTACGTCTTCTTGGACACCGACGAGCGCAGGCGTATGGCCCAGAACCCCCACGAGTACCTCATCGAGCAGCTCCAGTTCACCGGTGATGAGTCCGTCGGTTCCTCCTCCAACAAGATCAAGCTCAACTTCAACCACCCCGTGAAGGAGCTTATCTGGGTTGTCCAGCCCGACAAGAACGTCGACTACTGCTCTTCTCTTGAGTCTGGCTCCGTTCTTAACCGCCTCCTCGGTGCTCAGCCCTTCAACTACACCGACGCCGTTGATGCCCTCCCCAACGCCATCATGGCTTTCGGCTCTCACGACGGTGTTGCCCTCACCACCGGCTCTTACATCAGCGCTTCCGGTCTCTTCAACGACGCCGGTGCCGCCGATGTCTCTGTTAGCGGAACTAATGCTTGGTGGAGTGGTGCTGATAACGCAGTTCCTTACAACCTGCCCAACTTCGGCGCTGGCGGTCTTTCTGGTGTCTCTGATGCCGGCACTTTCGTCCTCACCGAGACTTCTCTCGACATGCACTGCTGGGGTGAGAACCCCGTCGTGACTGCTAAGCTCCAGCTTAACGGCCAGGACCGCTTCTCCGAGCGCGAGGGTACCTACTTCGACCTCGTTCAGCCTTGGCAGCACCACACTCGCGCCCCTGATACCGGTATCAACCTGTATTCTTTCGCGCTGAGACCCGAGGAGCACCAGCCTTCTGGCTCTTGCAACTTCTCTCGTATTGATAACGCCACCCTTCAGCTTGTTCTTTCCAACGCCACCGTTGAGGGAACTAACACTGCCAAGGTTCGCGTGTATGCCGTGAATTACAACGTCCTGAGGGTTATGAGTGGTATGGGTGGGTTAGCGTATAGCAACTGAGCATTTCAAAAATTTTATCTTACGATATATCGTCACATTTTTTATATTCAAACTATAAAAAATTTAACGCTGTTTTATTAACCCTTTCGTATTTTGATAGATTTCAGTCACAATCATAAAACAACTCCACGATTTCAACTGTCTTCTCCGTAGCGTTTTCTGGGTTCGTCCAATATTCAACTTGATCACGCAACCTCTCCAGGCGCGATTCCCATTCTTTCTTCTTTGATTTCTTCACTGCCATTATTCCATTTCCATTTTGCGCCCAACACGACGGAACACTCTCACCTTTTTCGTCGGTATAATCATCCGGATTGAAGCGAATGAATATTACCGGCCGATGACCGACATCTTGTGATATTTGCATGAGGCGTTTGTTTTGGCAACTGCAATCATATGTGATATGCTGATTTTCATCCACCTCAATGACAACTACTTGATATCCGAGGTCAAGCATTAGGTCTGGACGGCGACGCGAACATCCGCCAGCAACACGTGAATCGGCCACCCACGTAAACTTCGGAAAATGCGACGTGATATATTCAACAACCACTCGTTCTTTCGTCTTGAAATTTCGTGCGACCGATTTGTCTGGAAATAAATTCATATAGCAGAACATACAGTATCCGTCGTATTTGTCATGTGGGCGAGTCGAACACCACTCGCTCTTACAAGTTTGTTGTTTGACATTAACCATTCCGGGCTGTTTGTGTTCAAAACAATACAATCCGGCTGTTTCTCCTTCTATATTGAAAGTTGGTTGTTTCATACAACCAGGATGAGGACACGTTTTCGATGTCACATTAATCATATCTTTGGTTTTATGGACCACACAGTGTGTTCCTCTGGTTTCGCCAGGAAGATTGTAGTTCGGACGGGTGAGGCAGCCTTTGTGCGCACAGAAGTTGTGTTTGACATCCACCATGTTCTCTTTTTTGTGATGCGAACAGTAAAGTCCTTTGCTTTCTGTTGGAATATTATATGTTGCTCTTTTTTTACATCCTTCTTCCAAGCAACCGCAATGTTTGACATCAATCATTACACTCGTTCGGTGTGTGGCGCAATACTTTGCCGGAAGGCCAGCAACATTATATGTTGGCTGTTTATCACACCCAGAATGAATACACCGTGGAGTTATAACATTTATCATTTCGGGTTCTTTGTGAAGTATACAGTATTTTGCTGTGTGCCCGACATAATTGTAAATTGGGCTTTTGATACAGTCGCCATAGGAGCACAAGTTAGACAAAACGTTTTTCATTCCTTCAAGCATATGCGCTTTACACTGAGACGCTTTCGCATCTTGTTTGAACTTGTATTTCGCTTCTTCAGCACACACATTCCCGGATGACGGGTCAACAAAGACACACTTTGGCATAGTTACACCTATACTTATAAAGTCATTTGGTAAAATGTAATTTCAATTTTTTCATCGCCAAAAAATTGAACTTGTGTATTTTGTTCCAACGTAATCAATCCATACGCGACACATTCGTTCGGCTTCACATTCGTTTCGCTTCACTTTACATTCATTCCACAATGACACTCGAATTCCAACAACAACACGACTATATTACCCAGAAATACGCTTCCAGCTCTGCTACCGTCACATTCAAACCTGGCCACACAAAAGCAGTCGGACGCACAGCCCATCAAGTAAAAAATCCGCTCTGGGAAATCGCAAACACGCAAACTGGCGAAATAACACGTATTATAATGTATTGCGAACCATGCCACTACTGCGAATTATGCCCCACGAGCTATCAAAAAATACTGGAATACGAAACGAATCACAACAACGGAGAAAAAATGACTTGGTATAAAACACAGAACGGCTACATCTCGTGTAATAGTAATGATGTATTCATCCATCAGGTCATTATGGAGACGTGGAGGCAAGGAAATTACCCCGCAAATACAAATGTTGTGGCTCACCTTGACCGAAATCCTTTGAATAACCGATACGACAATTTACGGATTGCTACATTACAGGAACCGCAAAAATACAATACCGCCTTTAGTGGCGAGACCAAGCGTGAGAGAAGAAATGATGCGAAAGAGTTGCCACCAGGATTGACCCAAGATATGATGAAATGCTTTGTTAGTTATTATCACGAATGGTTGAATACAGAACATACAAAGAGTAGAGAGTTCTTCAAAGTTGAACATCCCAAGCTTGAAAAACCATGGATGACGAGCAAGTCTGAGAAGGTTCCGCTATTACAAAAATTGGAACACGCAAATAAGGTTGTAACCGACTTGGAAAAAGGTATCTTTCCTGATGCTACTTCGCCATCCGCAACCGATACAATATCACTACCAAAATACGTATCGCTCGTTGTGATGCGCGAGAAACCGCACATGGTATATGAACGACGACGTGATGGTGGTCGGGAAGTAATGCGGATGGTATTGCCCGCAAACTATACACTAGAAACCGAAATCGCGAAGTTGAAAGAGAAAGTAGAAGCGAAATACGGTGCGGGGGCGATGGATTAAATCTACTAACCTATCCCCAGAAAATGCGATGTCGCACATTTATCATTCAATAAAACTATTTTTTACTCATATATAATAAAAAATGAAAACCGTCTTTATCGTAATCACCCTGATCACATTCATTATCTTTTTTATGGAGGCGCTCATCCATTTCAATATTGGAAAGAATGGCAAACACAAAACGCACAAATATATACGCGTTTCCGATCAAATAAAAATTCACATTCCAGATAAAAATGAATTTTTTGATATATGTAAAACGGTTCTGTTTTTTTCGGTTATTAGCGGGTTGTTAAGTGCGTATGTGATTAAGCATCATTTATGATTGTGTGGTGTATCCTACATCCATACATCATGCTTACGCCCCCTTGACCATCTTTGTCCCTACCATCCTCCACAGAACGATCGATACGATACTTCCGACGATGAAACCGTTGCCGGCCGCCTCTAATGTCTTTCCGAAGAAGAAATAGGAGGCGGCGGGAAAGAGGAGATAGGTTAGCACGGCGTAAAACACCATAACGCTGGTGTATTTTGTGAGGTTGAATGAGAGATTCATGGTTGTTATATAGTAGTGGAAGAATATAATTTATTATCCGTATCCGTCGTCGTCGTCGTTATCTGCGAACACCACAACAAGACCCCTCCCGCCACTACGAAAACAACCGAAAACAACCTGTCGCTAGGGTAATCCCGTATAAATAAAAACAACGCCGATAAGAAAATGACCGCGAATGCGACCGCTGCTATCAATTCACTCGTGTTCATTCAATAATACAATATCAAGCAACAATATTTTGTCGTTTTGTCCGCATCGTCGAGACCGCCACCGCGGTCTTCCACCCCCGCCGCCCATACTTACAATGCTGGCGCTGAGAGAATCCGCGCGGCCGTCGGCAATTGATACTGCGTTTGTATTTCATGGACCATCGATGTCGGCGTTTTGTTACAATCATTATACCACTAGTATATAATACTGAGAATATCCTAAAGCATCGGGCTTAAAGCCCTAGTAACAACCCATCGATACTATCCAAGTCCGTCAAG